CATCATGAGATTAAGAATTCTGATAGAGAGCATGAGCTTAATAAGAAGAACTTGGAGAAGAAAGGTGGCAAAAAACCGAAGACGTAGGGGATACTGTCGGTGCAACATGTGCTTGTTCAGGATGCGCAGTGGCTGGTGGAAGCGTGAGTTAATTGAGAGGGATATTATAAAGGAGGCGAAGAATGCCATTTAAGTCAAAAGCCCAGGCTCGATATCTCTTTGCTAAAGAACCTGAGGTAGCACAAGAATTTGCAGATAAAACCAAAAGCATTAAAAGTTTGCCGAACAAAGTTTCTAAAAACAAAAGGAGAAAGAAGAAATGAAAGTAGACAAGAATAAGAAGACAACCGAACCCATGAAGGAAAAAACCGGGTCAAAGTTGAAAAAATTGCGCACATCCGAAACCAAGACTAAAGAGAAAGAAGGTAATGGCCGGCGTGTAAAGTCTAAAATGAAAACTGATTGCTAATAAGGAATACTATGAACATTATAATTACACTACTATCCAGTCACTTACTCACAGTCATCGAGAATGAACTCATTTCCAATGAGCCAGAAATCGTAGCAATGATTGAGAAGGAACTTCAGCTTCTAATGAGCAAGCTTGAGAACCTGATTTCGGCTAAGAATCCTGCTTTAGCTAAAGTGGTAAATCCTGCTCTTGCTACAGTTGCTACACTTGCTAATACAGGAGTCTCAGCAGCTGCTTCAGCGGTTTTGTCTCAAGTGAACGGAGGGAGTGGAAATGGCTAAGCTTGCAAAAAAAGTTAAAAAGATGGCTGCTAAGCCAAGTGGGGGCGCTAAAAGTAAGGGTAAAAAAAAATGGCTAAATTAACATCGAAGAAAAGGAACTCATTGCCGAAGAGTGATTTCGCTGGTGCTGACAGGAGTTATCCAGTTAATGATAAATCCCATGCCGCTAATGCTAAGGCACGCGCTTCTGAAATGGTCAATAAAGGTAAACTCTCTAAATCCTCTGAGGAGAAGATAGACTCAAAGGCTGACAGAGTACTTGTAAAGAGGAAGAAGAAATGAAAAATGAATCTAAGATTAAGATAGACATTAAGGGCTATTCTCATGATTATGATTGTCATACCTCTTATCGCCTAAATGATTTCGAAAAAAGTAATCCAAAGATGTTGGCTGAAATCGTTAAGTCTATTGAGGCTCAATTGGATGGATTTATGCAAATGAAGGAAGAAGCTAATGAGAGACAAGCCTAAAGGAGGAATGACTTTGAAGTCTAAGCAGAATACCAAGGAGAAACGCCATGGAGACGCTAAAGAAGATAAGAAAATGGTTAAAGAGATGGTTAAGAAGTCTAGTCTTAAGTGAATGTAAGAATTGGCCTAAGAGTTATCTGCTTTACCATATCGAATAATTGTTGCTATACTAGTGCAATTAGTACCTGACTAGCCAGGATGGACGCTAGGAGATTTACGCAACTATGCGGAATAAATAGTCGGCAACTAGCACGGACGTTAGGACATTACGGTCACGCCGGAAACAGTGAGGTTTCAAATGGATGCAAAGGAAATTGCAGAAGAATTGCAAGAAACTAATGTGGGTGATGACGCGGCTTTGAAAGAGGTCGAGGAAGCACCACCTGAGAAATTGCTTCCTGCTTCCCAAGTGACTGAGCTTATTAAAAAGGCCAAACGCAAAGGAGAGCAGAAAATGCAAGAGCAACTAGATGCAGCTAAGCAGCAAATTGAGCAGCTTCAGGGACAACAGGAGCAACAACCTGTAGCACCTCCTCAGCAACAGCAACAAGCCCAGCAGCCTCAACAGGCACCACCGGGAATGTCGCCAGAGCAGATGCAACAGATTATGCAAATGATGCAACAGAAGCAGCAAGAGGAGCAAGAAAAGGCTCATCAAGCACAGTTGGAAAAGGAAGTGAATGACGTAGCTCAAAGCTACTTCGGTAAGTTGGCTCAAGGACGAGAAGCATTTGAAGACTTTGACGCTGTTACCGCAAACTTTGACCCTGCTGCATTCCCACAATTAGTGTATTTAGCAACTCAGTCGGATAATACTGCGGCTATCATTTATGAGCTTCAGAAGAATCCTTCTAAGTTAGCCACTCTCTCTCACTTGGTAGATAAATCACCTGCCATGGCAAGAGCAGAAATGGCCAAGCTTAGTCAATCTATCAAGATGAATGAGGACGCTAAGAACAACTTGCAAGAAGCTCAAGATCCACTCAACCGTCTGAAACCTTCACCAGTGGGAACAGACGGCGGCAAACGCAATGTGAGAGACTATAAGAACGCAAATTTCTTAAAGGCTTAAACCACATTTGCTCATGTCTGTTCTCTTAATAAGGATATTATTGGAGAAGAGACATGGCTATCCCAAATAACATTTTACAACAAGTCCAAACTTACCAAATGAGTAACTTGGCCTACTTGCAGAACTTAAACTGCTTTGTAGCTACTGCTAACACCAAATTCAAAAACTTCGAGAAGCTCACCGCAAATCTTGGCGACACGGTCACTTTTGACTTGCCCCCACGTTTTACGACTGCACGCTCACTCGTAGCAACTTTCCAGTCTGCTGACCAACGTGTAGAGAACATTACCGTTGACCAAGCGATTAACGTTTCCTACGCCTTCACCGCGCAACAATTTATATTCAACGTTGAAGACTACATGGAGAAATTCGGTAAGTCTGCGGTCATGCAAATGTCTGCCACGATTGAATCCGACATTGCAAGCGTATGCGTAACATCGCCTTATCGTTTCTACGGTGATGGTATCACCCCAATTAACTCTTATGGTCAATTGGCAAATGCTCTGGCCATGTTTCGCAACTATGGTGCAGCGAAAGATAATACCAAGTTCTATTTGAGCGATATTGCACAGTCAGCAATCGTTAATACTGGCTTGAATCAGTTCGTGCCAAGACGTAACGATGAGTCTGCAATGTCATGGGATGTTGGTAATTTTGACCGTTCAGAGTTCTATATTTCCAACTTACTTCCAGTTCATACTTCTGGGACTGTTGGTGAAGATGGGACTGTCTTGACTGTAGTTTCTACCGTCTTGGATGCCAATGGCGCTGTGATTCAAATAGTATTCTCTGGAGCTACTGACAGCGATCCAAATGCCATTAAACAATATGACAAAGGTCAGTTTAATGACGGCGTTGCTGGATTCCCAAATCTTAGATACCTGACTTTCATCGGTTATGAAGTATCAAGTAACCCTGTACAGTTCCGAGTACTCGCTGATGCTGCTGCTACTTCTGGTGGGGATGTTACAGTGAATGTATTCCCTCCATTGCAAGCGGCTTCCGGTAATACTCAGAATCTTAACTTCGCAATTCAGCCTGGTATGCAAGTTACCTTCTTACCTTCGCATAGAGCTGGCGTGATTATCTCTGGTGACCCTCTGTTCTTGGCTATGCCTATGTTGCCTGAAGAAGTTCCATTCCCTACTGGTAATGAGGTTGACCCTGATACTGGCGTAAGCTTAAGGATGTATTATGGTTCCTTGTTTGGCCAGAACCAAAGAGGAATGATTCATGACGCGATATGGGGGAAGACACTGGTACCGGAATATTCAATGAGTGTAATTTTTCCCTTGTAACAAAACAAATTTCCCTTATGTGATAATGATGATATCATAAAGTTTTCACATAAGGGAAATAAAATGGCTAGAAAGACTAGTTGCAATGACTGTAATAATGAGAAAGAACCTAATTATCTAAATGATGCCTGCTGTGCAAAATGCAGAAGCATTAGAAATAAGGCCAAAAGAGCGCAATCCATGATTGATAAAGGTAAGCGACCTTATGGCTCTGGGCGAAGTCCGTTATGCAGTAATTGTGGCGAATTGAAGGATGAAACGCATTTGACAAGTGGTTATTGTCGAAAATGTAATTTAAACCGAATCAGTGCAACTTGTGCTCGAAATCGGGAATTAAGAGGTCAAAAGCCTTTAGGTTCTGGAAGAAAAGATGAATGTTGCAGATGTGGCGCACTTAAAGAAGATGTTAACGTTGGGTATTGCTTCGAATGCAAAAGAATAACGGAGCGGGAAAGGCGTTTGAAATACAAAGAATCGCCAGACTTTGTTGTGAATGAGCGTATAAAAGTTAATACTAAATATCGTGATAATGTTGACTTCAGACTTAAGAAATTAGTTAGAGCATCAACTAATCGCGCCATTAGACTCGGGTTACTTATTAAGGTGCCTTGCGAAATTTGCGGGGTAGAAAAAGTTGATGCTCATCATGATGACTATTCAAAGCCATGGGATGTAAGATGGTTATGTAGACTTCATCACGCAGAGCACCACAAAAACGAAAAGAAGTAAAACTGTAACGGGAGGCATAACGCCTTCAATAACGATAAGGATATTAAAATGAGTCAATCAACCCCCGTAGTCAATGGTGGAATTAAGTACATCAACGGCTTGCAAATGAGTTATACATCTGCGACTTCTATCACCGTTCAACCTGGACGAGCACGCGATGCCTTCAATGTGAATGATATCGTAGTCGGTTATCTTCCTAACGTAGCTGCTAGCCAAACTGGTGAAGCGATAATTCCTCCTTATCCAGCTGGAGTGCCAATTGTAGTAAGCACTGCATTAAATGGCGCTGGTGGTCTTGATGTAGGAACCATTGCTGACAGTTCATTCTATGCTGTGTATGCCATCGGTGACAGCTATAACGTCAATCCTGGTAGCGTGATTTTATCCCTTAGCAACACTGTTCCATATTTCCCTATGGGCTACAATCTGGCTCGCCGAATTGGTTACGTCTTAACGAGTAGTGGTGGAAGCATCCTTGCATTCTGGCAGTATGGTAATGGTGATGTTCGTGATATGTGGTATGACGTCGGTATCGCAGTTCCTACTACCTCAGGAAGCACAGCGTATGCTGCTATTTCATTGATTACATCAGTACCGATTATGGCTACTGAAGTCTTCATGAAAGTAGCATATACAGCCAATAGTGCGACTGACATTGCGTCATTCCTACCATTTGGCTCTACTGCTACCAATGGCATTCAGATTTTTGGCTACGGTGTAGCGGCTGAGCAGCAAGGAATGCTGACCATCCTTACCGAAGTCAATACTACACCTGCTCCGGCGTTCCAATATAAGACTACATCTGGTAGCGATACATTGGTTCTTACGACAGCGGGATACAGAGACTATTTATAAGCTTGATTGCATAAGGATATGCCATGGCCTACCCAACGCTTCAATTAATCACGAATGCCTATTATGAGTCAGGCATTGTGTCCCGTGGTTTTGAAACGGTGACTGGCCAACAGGAAACTGACGGCTTATTCTTTCTGAACGATCTGCTAGACGATAAGACTGTGGATAACGGTCTTATCCCTTATTACTTAGAATACGATTTTGCAGCAGTGATTGGTCAAGAGAAGTATTT